AATATAATCTGGAGGTCTATGGCATTACAAAAAGTACAGTTTTTACCTGGATTTAATAAACAAGTTACACCAACTCAAGCTGAGGGTCAGTGGGTAGATGGTGATAACGTTAGATTCAGATACTCAACACCAGAAAAAATAGGTGGTTGGTCACAATTAGGTGAAAATAAACTTACAGGTGCAGCTAGAGCCATGCACCATATCGTTAATAAATCAGGTAACAAGTTTTCTATTATAGGAACTAATAGAATTTTATACGCGTACACAGGAGGTGTGTTTTATGACATACACCCGATTCGAGCAACAAACACTCTTACAAATGCTTTTACAACCACTAATGGATCTGCAGTTGTTACTATAACTTTTTCAAGTGACCATAATCTTCAAGCTGGAGATATTATTTTATTAGATAATTTTAGCACTATTACAAATTCAAATTTTGGTGCCTCTGACTTTAATGATAATAAATTCATGGTAACTTCTGTTTCATCTTCAACAAGTATTACTATTACCATGTCTACAACAGAGGGTGGTTCCGGTGGATCAGCCTCTGGAGGTATTAGAGTACAATCTTATTATAGTGTTGGACCTGCAGGACAACTTCCTGGATTTGGTTGGAGTTTAGGACAGTGGGGTGGTACGGTATCAGGAGAGGCACAAACAAGTTTGAATGGAGGTATTAATGCTTCTACAACAACTATTGTGTTGACTGATGCAACATTATTTCCTTCATCAGGAACAAGTTTTATTCAAATAGGAAATGAAGAAATTTCTTACACAGGTATATCAGGCAATACTTTGACGGGTGTAACAAGAGGAGTTAGAAATACCACAGCTGCATCACATTCGAATGCAGATACTGTAACTAACTCTACAGACTATGTAGCGTGGGGCGAGGCTGCATCTGGTGACTTGGTTGTTGATCCAGGTATGTGGTCAATAGATAACTTTGGTGATAAAATTATAGCCTTAATACATAACGGACAAGTATTTGAATGGGACTCAAATGCGTCTGGTGCTACATCAACAAGAGCTACAATCATTTCAGGTGCGCCAACTGCATCGAGAGATATGATCGTATCTACACCTGACAGGCACTTAGTATTCTTTGGAACAGAAACGACAATAGGAGATCAGTCTACACAAGATCAAATGTTTATTAGATTCTCTAACCAAGAGGATATTAATAGTTATACACCAACAGCTACTAACACTGCGGGCACACAGAGACTTGCAGATGGATCTAGAATTGTAGGAGCTGTTAGAGGTAGAGATGCAATCTATGTTTGGACAGATACTGCCTTATTTACAATGCGTTTCATTGGTCCACCTTTTACTTTTGGTTTTACACAAGTAGGCACCAACTGCGGATTGATAGGACAGAACGCAGCTGTTGAAGTAGATGGTGCTGCATATTGGTTTTCAGAAAATGGTTTTTTTAAATATGCCGGTGCTCTTCAAACATTACCATGTTTAGTAGAAGATTTTGTTTATAATAATTTAAATACAACAGCATCACAATTAATTAACGCTGGATTAAATAATTTGTTTGGTGAAATTAATTGGTTTTATTGCACAGAAAATTCTACAGTCGTAGATAGAGTTGTAACTTATAATTATCAAGAGTCTACACCTCAAAGGCCTATATGGACAACGGGAACACTAGATAGAACAACATGGCAAGACTCTTCTGTGTTTGGTAAACCACATGCAACGGATTACGATGCTGATTCAAACGCTTCTTACGATGTTGTTGGTAACACTGATGGTTGCACAATATATTACGAACATGAAACTGGCACAGATCAAGTTACAGCTTCAGCAGTAACAACAGTGTCTGCAAATATAGAGTCAGGAGATTTTGACATAAGTCAAGGTGGTGATGGTGAAGTATTTGCAAAGATACGAAGATTTATACCAGACTTTTTATCTCAAACAGGTAATACACAAATTACATTAAACTTAAGAAATTTTTCTAATAGCAGTCAAGCGAGCTCACCTCTTGGTCCGTTTACAATTACATCATCTACAACTAAGGTAGACACAAGAGCTAGAGCAAGAGCAGTGTCTTTAAAGATAGCAAATACAGGATCATCACAGAATTGGAAACTTGGTGGATTTAGATTAGATATACAACCAGATGGAAGAAGATAATGGCAAAGATAGTACAGATATTAACAAGACCTAGTAAAGAATATAGACAAGATGTGGCTGATGCGCAGGTAAGAGATCTTGACGCAATAGTGCAAAAATTAAATACAACATTTCAACAAGAACTAAAGGATGAAGTAGACGCACAAAACTTCTTTTTAAATTAATGGCTAATAGTTTTAAAAATAAAAAAGTAGATTTAACCACAACAGATCTTACAACTTTGTATACAGTTCCCACTGCTACAACGACAGTTATAAAATCTATATTAGTTTCTGAAGACGCTGGGTCAGGAGCTAATCTAACAGTAACGTTAGTTGATTCTAGCGGTGCTATATTCAGTTTATTTAAAACAAAAGCTATATCTTCTAATACAACTGTAGAACTTTTAACTCAACCTCTTGTTATGGAAGAGAGTGAGATATTAAAAGTACAGGCTAGTGACGCTAACGAATTACATGTCATAGCCTCTATATTAGAAATACAGCCAAGAGAGGTAACAACGTAATGGAAGTAATAAAACCAAAAGAGATTATAGAAACAATATCTAACTTAAAGACAGGCGAAGTGTACAAAAATGACGAAGAATGGAAGGCAAAAGGAGTGCCAGAAGCAGATATACGAAGAGATATCAAAGTCATCATGCCAAGTCTTGATTTATTTGGCAAAACCAAGTAGATTGGAAGATACAGGATTTTACGCCTGCCTTAACAATTTAGCTAAATTATGACAATATCAAGAGGACAGATGAAAAGACAATTATATACGAGTGGTGGTATTACGGAAGATGACTTTATGAAACTTGTAGCAGAACTTAGAGAGGCAGGTTTTAGTCAACAAGAGGCAATTGAAGAAGCTAGAAAAAGACTTTCTGAAAGTAAAGCCGAAGGTGGTATTATGAATATAGTGCCCAGAGATAAATTCTTTTTAGGTAAAGTAGCCAGAGCAGTTAAAAAAACTGTTAAAAAAGTTACTAAAGGCATAGGAGATATTATATCGTCTGATGCTGGTAAATTAGCACTTCTTGGATTAGGTGGATATGGATTAGCAACAGGTTCTTTTGGTTTACCTAAATTAGCCATGCCTAAATTTTTATCGGGTGAAGTAGGTAAAAGTCTAGCCATAGGTGCTGCAGGTGCATTATTTGGTGGAGCTTTTGCAGGTAAATCTGAAGAAGAAATTGAAGCCATTACTAGAGACAAAGGGGCATTAAAATCTTATTTAACTCAATACTATACAAATTTAAATCCTGAGTTACGTAATCAACCAGAAAAGGTAGCTCAATTTGTAGAATCACAAATTGCAGAATATAACCAAGGCAGAGGTGGATATGCTGCTGGTGGAGACACAGCTAGTGATAACGCCATGCAAGCGGCGGGCATCGAGGGGCTACCTGTAAGACAAAATCCAAAAGGTGTAAAGGAATTAGATCTTAGAGAAACTGGTGGATTTATACCTCCAGTTGGTATAAAAGAAAAAGAAGATGACATCCCAGCGATGTTATCAAATAACGAATTCGTATTTACAGCCGATGCTGTGAGAGGCATGGGTGATGGTGACGTTAACAAAGGCGCTGAACGTATGTATAACATGATGAAAACTTTAGAGGCAGGAGGAAGAGTATAATGGCAGAAGTGCAACAGGTAAGACAATTACCACCTGAATTTATAGAAGCAGCCGGCAAAACATATTTAGATGATTTAACAAAAGCAGTTGGTGATTTTAAAGGTCAAGATCTATCTCAAATTATGGGTCGACAGTTTATTGCTGGACCTGGAGCATTAACTACACAAGCAGAAGGTTTAGCTTCTGGTCTTGGCGGTTTTCAACCTTTCTTAACCGAAGCTGCCGCAAGAGAAACAGCAGCAAAAGATTTAGTAAGTCCTACAGCTTATCAATCTTACATGTCACCTTTTCAACAAGATGTTATTGATACAACACTTGCAGAGTTTGATGCACAAGCTGCAAGAGGTTTACCAGCGTTATCAGCAAGAGCAATTTCTGCGGGGGCTTTTGGTGGTGGACGAGAGGGAGTTGAAAGAGCAGTTTTTCAATCAGAGTCAGATAGAAATAGAGCAGCATTACAAGCGCAATTATTAGGACAGGGATTTACACAAGCACAAAATTTAGCAGGTCAAGCTTTTAGCCAACAAAGAGCATTAGCGGCTGGTCAATTAGGTTTAGCACAAGCTAGTCCTTCATTAGTTGGTCAACAGATCGCAGGTTTAACAACGCTTGGTGGTCAACAACAAGCAAGACAACAACAATTGTTAACAGCAGATCAACAACTTGCACAAAGACAAGCGTTTCAACCATTAGAGGCAGCACAAACTTTAGGTAGAGGTATTGTTCCTTTAATATCAGGATATCCTGGTACAGAGAGAACTATGACAACGCCATCACCAAGTGCATTGCAAACAGGATTAAGTACAGGTGCTACATTAGCTGGTATCTATAGATTGATAAAAGGATAATATGAGTATAACTTTAAAAAGACCAATGTTTAGAAAAGGTGGACAAGCTGAAGAAGGTATTATGGAATTAGCTACACCTAGAAGAAACTATAAAGAAGGAAAAACTAGAGAAGAATTAATTCAAGAAATATTTGAAACATCTGGATTAACTCCATCAGGTAAAAGTTATGCTGAAACAGCTATGAGACTTGCTAATCTAGGCAGACCATCTGATTCAGATTTATTGACAAATGTATTAATTCAAGGTGGTTTAAGAGGCATGTCACAAACAGGGGGTGGCAGCACATTAGGTAATTTAGCAAAAGCTTTTGAAGGACCGGTGGGTCAAGCATTAAAACAAAGATCAGCAGGTAAAACTTTAGGCACAGCTGGTGCTTTAAAAGGTCTTGAGCTTGGAATTAAAAAAGATATTGCAGATAGAACATTAGATAGAAAATTAGCTAAAGGATTTGAGTCCGGCACTGTTGCAGCGATAACTAAAGAAGTACAAAACGCTTTAGGTAAAGATGTTGTGGGAGATGACGCTAAAATTAGAGCTGTAAACTTAGCACCAAAAGTTGCAAAAGCTAGAACAACTCCTGGTGTATTTTATCAAGGTATTTTAATTATGGATAAAACAGATACTAATAAACCTGATTTATCTTACATGGCATCTCAACCAGAGGGAGCTGTATTTTTAAACCCAACAAACAATCTTTTCTACATTAAAGACGACAACAAACTAAAATTGGTAAATCAGCAGACATTGAAGCTAGACGAAGGAGAGTAAGATGGAAAGAGAATTTGATCTTACAATCCCAGATCAGGACAAAGATCAGGATATCTCTTTAGAACAGCCCTCTACAGAGATATCTCTTGAACAAGAACTTGCAGATGAAGTAGAAACATTACAACCACCTGCATCAGATGATAACGAAATAAGTCAAATACAAGGTGCAATGGCAGGTATTGCATCAGGTATTATTAAAGTGCCTGAGGGCATATTCTCATTAGGTGCAGAACTTATGGATGTTGCAGGTATAACTACAGATGCTGCAGCAAGAGTAGAACAAGTTTTTGATAAAATAAATATATTTGAAGAAACTGCTGAAAAAACAGCTGCAGGTAAAATTACTCAAGCGTTAGTACAAATAGGTGTACCAGCTACAGCTGCTGCAACACTTGCAAGAAAGGCAGCGTTAAAAGCTTTACGTGCAAGGAAAGCAGGGACATATTTAAATCCAAAAGCAAAAAATTTACAAAAAGGTTTAAAGAAAGCAAAACAATTAAAACTAACCACAGGTCAAAATATAGCGGCTGTAGCTTTAGGTGGCGCAGCAGGAGAAACTTTAGTTGGTGATGTTGAAGATATTGGAACTATTGGAGATGTGTTTGAAGCCGGACCAACAGAATTAGATAGAGATGTGCAAGCAGATCCACAAAAAGATGCTGCAAGAAAATTATTAAACAGAGTAAAATTTAGTGCTGAGTCTATACCACTTACAGGATTAGTATTTGGTACAGGTGTTGCATTAAGAGAGTTAGGAAAACGTGGTAAAGAATTAGCTTTTAGTAATGATAAACTAATAAGATTTTTTGATAAAGTGGGTTCTGCATTTAGGCCAAGAGGTCCACAACCACAAGAAGTATTTTTAGCTAAGAGAACTGAAAAAGGTAGACAGATGGCAGATACAAACTTTGCCATGGAACAAGTAAAACGTATTGATAAAGAGGTAAATCAGATGTTTCCTACACTTAAAAATTTTTTAAATAAAACAAACGATGAAAACAGAGGTAAGTTTTTTAAAGAAATTAACGATCTTATGTTTGAGGGT